ACAGGAGGTCGTCGGCAAAGAGCTTGTAAGAGATCGATCTTGATAAGTTCGATCCCACCCAACACGAAACAGCTTTCGCGTCAATCGCAAAGCGAAATCCAAGAACTCCGAGTCCGGAGCATCTTGAGGGCGAGATAACTTCTCGCAATAGTCTCCTACCCGAGGCTTCTCCTTTGGAATGATCTTCCTAAAGAGAAATAAAGAATGGCTCAGTCCGAACCTAGACTGAGCCGCAAGAGTTTTCACCGACTCTTGCCACGGGTGGGAAGCGTCTCTTTCCACAAGTCCTTCGCAGAACTTGCTTAGTGACTTGAAATTTTCGAATTGAGGCCTGCATAGCGAAACGCCATAGAGCGATTCCAATGCATCCACAAACGATTCGAATTTCGAAGAGACGTTTTTAAGTGAACTTGCGCAACGATTAGTATCAACTGTCGTTTTACGCGCAAGTACCGGTAACATTTCCGTAAAAATGTTAAGACCAGGATTTTGGTCCGCGGTACCCGGTACCACGCCTCACTTGCTATTAAGCTGGCGGGCGACAGTGTGCCTTTTTAGGCTAAGGACGGAGTTACACTCCGCGCCCAAGTCACCAAGCCGAAGGTGAAGAGGGGCCTCTTAGAGGATAGTGGGACTTCGCCACTCTTTTATTAGAGATTGCAGCTCACCAGTGACCTTAACGCACCTCACGGTACGAAGTACACGGAATCGAACCGTTACTGCTTAACTCATATGTCCACCGAGGTACCTACGACACAACTGTCGAACCCTGAGCGAGAAATTCAACTTGCGTGCGAGTAGCAAGCAAGTCCACTTCAACCCACACTCGTTCTCCCATACTTCTCCTATTCCTTCCGAAGACAGATGGATTTCTCCTAAGATTAACCCAACGCCAGACTTGACTGCGAGACATCTTCAACATACGTCTCACCCTAGGACCTATAAGGGTACCAAGTCCATAAGGCAGACAACCAAGCCTAATCTTGTCCATAGCGTTGTCTTCTTCAAGAACGGAAGGATCATGGGGTGCGGTCCAGGCGTGATAAACACAAGCGTCTGACCAACGACGCTTCCACTCCTCGATGGACTCTCTAGAGAGCCATGACGAGCCTACCTGCTTCCACCCCCGAGGCAACGACGTTTTAACGGTCGGCAGGGCGCGTTCTTCTACTTGTTCAAGGTAAAAGAGCTCCCTGTACCAAAGACCTGTATCTTTGATAATTTCCTCGTCCACACTTAACCCCAAACCACGTGTGAGAGATCGCCGACTAGCATGAATCGGCTTCTGATTCTGGTTGATAAAAAGGGATTGAACAATCCGCTTCCTAATTCTTCCAAAACCAGGACCCGCTGAATAGAAACGACCATTCAGCGATACAATCTGCTCGGATATACTACCCTTGGGAAATATAGCGCTAGATCTTAAAAATCCGACTAATTTCCCACCTCCTGAGCAGGCCCAGAAGGGGGTAGAATTCAAAGTAAAGGCTCTGCGATGCAGAAACGTTTTTCCTTTACTAAGAGTCAATCCTCCTTTCGCTACTTCACGTTCCCAAAGAGTGAACTCTTCGGGCGTCGCACGAAAAACGATATCGTCGCCATTGATCCTAACCGGGATTGAACTATGAAGAGAACAACCATCGCGGTGTCGGAACGAATACCGAAACGTGATGTAGTTTATAAGACACAACATGGGAAATGAGGTCAATTGACCCATTAGCTGACCTCTACGTTGGGTGTAGAGATTCCCCTGTTCATCCTGCAACTCAGATGAATAGGTGGCGAGTGCGTGTTCTTGAATACCGTAGGGAACGGTAGACGCGCGACTCATCAGCTCCTCTAGGATACTTAATTGGAGATCCGAATTTAAGTTGTCAGTGGCGGATTCGTAGTCGCCACTCACAAAGATTTCGCCGTCCCTGGGGACAAAATCTTTGAATCGATTCGGTTTAGCATCTCCTCTCAAGAGCCAAGAGAATTGGGAAAGGTGAGAGTACATGGCTTTGTGGAGTGGCCTCAGCGCATTATCAACGCGCGGAGGGATTGCAATTATCCTCCACTTACCGCTAGTTTCGATAGCTTGTACTCTAGAAACCCCGCGTTTCAAGGACTTAGTTGAACTAAGAACGTAGTTGCAGAAGTCTGCTCTACGCCAACGCTCCTCTAGTTCAAGTCCTCTACACCCTCCCTTCGCACGACCAGACTCCGAACAGGAGGTCGTCGGCAAAGAGCTTGTAAGAGATCGATCTTGATAAGTTCGATCCCACCCAACACGAAACAGCTTTCGCGTCAATCGCAAAGCGAAATCCAAGAACTCCGAGTCCGGAGCATC